ACCGTGGCCGTGGTGTAGAAGTCTGTAATCGCCATGGTTTCATCCTTCCGTTGTTACGGCACAACGGGGCCTTGGTTGATCTGGTCGTGCCAGTCTTGCTCTTCATCTCCGGCAAATTCGCGAGGATCTCTTCCGACAATTCGTCCCCTGTAGTCGACAGCAGAAGACGCGAGATCGAGGTTCAGGCTCGCTGTGAGCCTCTCCATGAAGTATTGATTCCAATAGCCTGGAGCCCCGTTCTCCGCGAGCTCGGCCATGGACAGACAGGCAGCCTTGATCGTTTCGGCATGAAGAGCCCCTCCGTATGGATAGAGAGACCCAGACACAATCGTGTTTGGAAGAACGCGATAGGAGTAGCGAAGCGGGTAAATTGCGTCAGCCTTCGGGTAGAGCCCAACCTTGAATCTTTGCCCGGCCGCCCCAGATACAGATTGGGGAAAAACCGCGTACATCGTTGGCCTGCCGTTCGTGGTGGACAGAAGGTCGCGATACCGGTCGTAGACATCCTTGGACGTGTGGATGGGCTGATAGGCCCAGAGGTTGTCTGAAAATTTGAATCCGTCAACGAGGACGCCGAAATCATCCGGAAGCGAGTATTCTTCGGTGGACACGACAGTTGCGAGCGTCGTCGAAACGGTCAGGAAACTCCACGTATAACCAGGGGGAAATCCCTGGATGGGGGGCGGGTTATAGAACCGGTTGAGCCCCATTTTGATGTATTCGTCAATTCTGGCTGAATCGGTTGCCGTCCAGTTTCCGGCCGTTCTGCTATACCCCAGATAGTCGGCAACTGACACCGCGATGTCTGTATGGATGTTTGAGAGAGTGGATTCAGCCACGATTCAATCTCTTTCGGAGGGAAGGTCCTGGGGCGGCTGGGAGACCGCCCCAGGTTGAGACGGATGGAGGCGAGGTTACGCGATGGCGTCGAGAACGAAGTCCTTCAAACGCCAACCGTCGGTTTCCCATTCAAACGAAATGCGATCACTCACGCCATCGAAGGTGGCGGTTGCGACAGCGGTTCTGGTCAGACCGGTAAAGGAAAACCCGGTCGTGACTGTTACGACGTAGTTGTTCGTCACAAGCGCGGCGATTTCCTCGATGATCTTGCGCTGGCCGTGCAGCGTGCCGTCGGCGAGCGTTGCCGTCGAGTCAGCCGCAGTCAGAGTCCCTCCGCAGACTTTGGTTGTTCCGACAAGCGCCGTCGGGTTTACGGCAGTCGAAGCGATGGGCTGGATGAACTCGACCAAGCCGGACTCTCTCGAATCCTGGTCGCACCGGCAAAGCACCTTCGGATACCCGCGAACGACCACGTAAGAGATGATCGCCGTGGCGTCTCCAACGTAGCCAGTCAGAGTGACCTGATTCGCAGAGGTCCAGGTTCCGATGACGTATTCGCCGAGCACGCTTCCACCGGAACCATCCGTAATGGCAGCGCCCGCAGCGGAGGCCGCGCCAACGATCACCACGCGGTCGCCTTCGGTCGCGTACGTGAAGGCTGCGGTGTCTGTCAGGACCCCGGCAGTTGTGATCGAACCGGTGGCGTCGAGAGCGTTGTAAACCGGACCGGCAGTGCCATCTGTTCGACTCGCCTTGACAGCAACGGTCTGAAGGGCGAGCAACCTGCCCTTCCCTGGGATTCGGCCATCAGCGAGGGCCACACCAGCGATGTCAGTTCCAACAGACGCGGTAACGTAGGTGGAATTGACCGTGGTCGCGATGTCAACTCGGGCCTCAACAGTGTTGTCCGGAACAGCCCTCTGGACTCGAACCTGCCTGCCTCCGGTTTGGGCTGTGATGTCCCCAACGACCCAACCTGCAAACGCTTGACAGTTCGTAGTCGTAGGAAGAGCGACAGCCCGGGACCGTCCGCCAAACGGGTCCGCTGCGGTTTGCCCAGTTGACGTCGTGGCGTAGGTGTTGTCGAAACATAGACCCTGCCCATCCTTGAGGTCTGTCGTTCCATAATACCAGAAGACATCAATGTCTGGATTGGCGTAGGTCTGAGGGGTTGTATTACCCTGGGTCATGGTATTTCTCCTTCGTTACTTCTGGTAGATGATGGCGTTTCGCTGGCGGTCATAGCAGCAGAGCGAATACATCGAATGGATGTACTGCGTGGCAACGAGAGGCTGCTTGACGTTGTTCATCTGCATGGAAAGGCGATACCACCACGCCCCGTTTCGGCCTTTCAGCACGGGAACTTCCCATGTGTCGAGGTCGAGCAGGAAGATGGGGTTGCCGGTTTCACTATCCAGGGTGTCGTCATAGATGAACTTGATCCCAGCGATAGAAACGCTGCTTCCAGAGACGACAAGGTTGTAGGGGTCCCTTGGCTGATTGGCGTTCTGAGTGATGGCGATATTTCCGAGAGCCAGCCACACGTTGAGATTGCAGAACGCGATGTAGCGGGGAGGGACGTTAGGCTGCTGATCCATCGGGATGTCAACCTGCGGGGTGCAGCGCATCGTCATAATGGCGCGATGGATTTTCGCAACCATGTCCTCGCGGGTCATGTTTGTGTAATGGAAGACATAATTCTTCCACTTGGCGTGCGTGAGACCGGCACATGTGGTAAACCCGGAGGGAAGATCACCGGTCGGCGTGTTGGCAGTAGATTCGGTGGCGTTACGGACGATGTAGTACTTCACGCCATAAGGCGTCTTGTAATCGCCCGGACCGGTTGGAGCCGACCACACCGCGCCATGGATTTTGTTGAAATGGTCGATCATGGCGTTCGGGACGTGGACGGCATACATTTCCTCCAGCGCAGCCTTCCCGGAGTTCACATCGTCGTCAATCTCGTTCCGGTCGATTCGAGTCCGAACGATGCGAAGATCAACCTCGGCTCGATCGGAGACCGGAGCGACGGACCCCTCGGACGAATCCCAGGGGCCGACGAATTCAGTCTTCTCTGGGACCGTGGTGATGACGCCCCAGTTGATCTTGTAGCCGCCTCCGATTCTGGTCAGCTTGCCCCCCTTTCTGGTCATTCCGTCGGAGAAGACGGGATCGACACTGCCTTTCGCGAACAGGACCGCCGACAGAGACGGCTCCCTATATTTCTGCTCCAGCCGGGCCTTCCAGCCCTTCTGGTAGTTGGCAAGTGTTTGCTTGTCAACATCCGGTGAATTCGTGAAGATCGTGGTCATGGAATGGTTCCTTTATTAGCCCATGCCCCCCGCTTCAAGTTCCGCAGCGTTGAACATCTCAACGGAGTGTGGAGTCTGGAGGGTTTTTGGGCTTGGAATGATAGGTTCGGCCCCGGACGCGGCAGGCTTGCCTATGGCTTGCCCCCGACGCGCAGCGGAGCGAGCCGCAATGTCCTCCTCTTTCGAGGGTCCACTGGGCTTTTCCGGCGTGTATGGGATTCCGGTTACCGCGCTCATGGCGCGACGGATGATTTCGGCACGATCCACGGGTTGCCCCATGCTCCTGGCAACATCTTCAAGATGTTCAGCCATCTCAAAGGCAGCCCCCCTCACCATGTAGGCGGGGGACCCCTCTTGAGGGCGCACATTTCCTGCAACACCGTGGAATGCGGTCAACCCGTTCACGGTCTGGTCGAAAAAAGAAACAACCTGTTGTTTCCGCTCCATCTCCGCTTGCGCAACGGCCTTCTCAGCGGGGGCGATCTTCGACTGGAGAGTCTCGACGGCCTTCCTCATTTGCTCCTCATGGTGCTTTGACATGCGAGCAAGGGTGGCTTTCGTGTCGTCGTCGAAGTTGCTCTCCTCCTCTGGCGTGAACGCGAACGGTTCAAATGAGACCAACGGCTCTGCGCTCGGAGTCTCCGGCGGAGGTTTCTCCTGAGTGTCCGTACGGCCTCTGTTGGCGTGTTCGTCAATGAGCGCCTGAAGCGACTCAGGACTCTTGAACGACTTCGCCAGATCGAGAGGGATGCCATTCATGGCAGCCCTCGCCAAAAGCTCGGGGCTGAACGTGGGAATTGTGACGTCCACGCTCGGCTGCTCAGCAGGGGATTCCGCCTCTTCCAGCTGCGGGCTTTCGGCGCTTTCTTCTTTTTCTACACCAGCATCCTGAACATCTTCGCCATCTGCTGGCGGTTCTGGAACCGGTTCAGTGACGGATGGCTCCTGAAGAAGGCTCCAGTCACCGCCGTTGTCGTTGTCGACCAGTTCGATTGTGGATGTGGCGTCTTGATCTTCTGGCATGATGATCTCCTTCTGGTTTATACAGCGCCTTGTGCGGCAAGGATCGAAGCCGATCTCTGCGCAGAGCCAAGGCTACCGGCATAGTCTGCGAGCCCTTGGTCGGACCCGTCTTCACCGGACGACCTGTCTGTCCGGGTGTAATTCCGCTGAGTCATCTGAGGCTTCCTCGGTCCCCCATCCTCGTCCCTGTCGAGTTCTTCCTTGCCAGCGAATTTGACACACCGCTGAGAGATGAACTGAGCTCCTGTGAGTCTCGCGTATTCCTCGGTAACGCTGGCGAGATCGAGAGTCCCTCCTTGAGAGGCGAACTGCTCCTGCAGAGGTCCGTAGATCGAATTCACAAAATTCAGGAGAGCCTGAAGGTCCTTAGACGCGGACTTCGGAGCGAGAGAGGCGTAGTCAACGCTGATCCCATAATCCTCGAAGTTGCCATCCTTCTCTTCACTGTCCCACGTAAACGCGATGCTCTTATTGAGAGCCTTCACTTCCTTCTGAAGAGTCATCCGTTCAGCCGGAGCCGACCATAGGTAAAATCCGATGTCTGCGATGATCCTGGAAAAGAAATCGCTACAACGGCTGTCCATGTAGGCCACGATGACGCCAGAGTTCTTGGCGAGGATCATGTCTTGCGTCGCGGTGTCGCTCTGTGGCCCCTGCCCGCCAAGAAGGCGAAGATTCCCGGCCGCTTCGTTTGCCTTGTTGTCGATAACGGAAAGAAACCCGACGTTTCCAACATCCGCGCCGGGGAAGGGCATAGCCTTGATGGAAGCCGGGTCCGCCACGTCGACTACTGTTCTGTCTTTGGCGTTCACCATTCTCTTCGCGTCCTGACCAAACCCAAGCCTTGCCCCAAAGACGGTCTTCTGCGACTGGGCCTGTTCCATGGCCTTGTTCCAGATCGCATTTTCGCTCAGGTGCAACTCGATCATCAGGTCAGTCGGGGACATGGGGACGGCGCATGATGGGATGTTGTAAAATCCCCCAATGTCGTATGGGCCAAGCCGACGCTGTGGACCGTCCCAGTCTCGCCATGCGAGAAGGACATTTTTCTTCTTTCCCTGTGGGTTGACCGGCATTGTGAAAATGCAGTTCTTTACAGGAACGTAGACGTCCTGAACCCACACACCCTTGCTAGCAGTCTTCTTCCTCGCCTGCATGGTAGTGCCAAGATTCGCTGCGGGCTCCATCCCCTGCTCGTCTGTCTTCCCTGCAAAGTCCTCCTGAAGCGTCTTACGCCCTTCGGGGTGGAAGTCTTCGTTCTTCTTCGCGTCTTCCAGGTCTATCCGATACCTGTCTCCTATATATTCGGCGTAATCCCAATCGTCAGTGGACATGTCGATGAGAAGATTGTCCAAGTCCACGCGGGCCACAAAAGGCTGCATCGCCTGATGACGAATGCTCCCATAGGTAAGAAGGTTCCCGGTCTCCAGTCCGCATTTCCGAACGGCGAAGCGCAGCATCATGTCCTGAATCAGAAGGGCAAGCGTCTGCTTCAGGTTCATGCGCTTCAACTCTCGGTTGATCCGTATCTCGAACTCCTTGGCCTGCGGGATGTACCTGGGATCATCGGTCTCAACAACCGCCGCTGGGTTCCCACCGGCCAGTCTCGCCATGAAGGTGATGAGCATCTGGGCAAGCACGTTGATTGCCACGGGCTTATTGATTCCCATGTTCCCATAGTTGCGTCCCCCCAACTGCTGGATCGCAAGCCTTCTACACTCAAGGAACGGGTCAAACGCCTGCCGGTGAACAGGGATCGCCTCAAGGATTTCATCAACCTTGTACTCATCTATGGCCCTTGACATGGTGAGGTCGGCAGCCTTCATGTTTGGCCTCCATTCCACAGGCTGGAACTGCCCCACTTATTGAAGGAATCGAAAGCACCAACCCCTACAATGGCCTTGGACTCCTTGGAGCCCCACGAATTGAAATCCTTGAAATAATCCTCATCGCCGCTGTAGTGGAACTCCATGTCATCCTCCATTTCCATCATCGCAACCATGGAGCCCTCTGGGGCCTCCTTCCTCGGCTGGATAACCTCCACAGGAACCCGGGTTTTAGACATCAGGTAACAAAGACCGGCGTCTGCCATACAGCGGTCTCCGTGATTGTGTCTGGCCCCTGATGGATCTTCGGTGGAACCGCGAGACGCGGAGACGTGGTTGTGATCTACGGTCCCATCCGGGAGCCACTCGTAGGCAAGGCACTCCTTTGGATGCTGAATAGCGATGGATGACGGGTTGATGAAAGAGCCTGGAAGTGGAGTCTCGCCACGATTGGCCCTACCTAGAGAATCTCGGTAAAGGGAGAGAACGAACATCCGCATTCGAGGTTGCAGGTAGACACCCGGCTTCTTCCCAGGAGTCGGGGTCGCATGGTCCTCGTTGACGTGGAAGTGAACGTTGCGGTATCCGGCCTCATCAAAGACACGGCCGTAGTTCTGTCCGCAGGGGCCAATGGCGTCCCATCCGGCATAGGCATTGTTGAACCATCTGGCCGTTGCCACGCCTATCTGTCCGAATTGGGTGGGTGTCATGCCACAGGACACGATCTCGACCCACTTCTTCCCGGAGTCGATGTCTCCAATCGAGATGACAGAGTTTGACTGCTGAGAGCCTCCGGAAACGTCTGCGAAATGGGCAAACTTGATGTGCCTCGGCGGGATCAGGTTCCCGTCTTCGTTTCTCTCCATCTCGCCCCACACCTGAACAACGCCCCTTGAATCCTCAACGAACCGGATCGGAGCCAAGGTGTGCTCATCAAAGACCAGCGTCCCAACGTAATCCGGAGGACGACACCAGCGTGCGGCATGGGCGTTCAACATCTCGACCTGGAAGTACTCCTTCCGGCTGGCGTCCTCGTCCATGTCGAGTTCACGGGCTATGGCAATAGGATCGTTCTCGCATCGGAGACACTCTGCGTCGTACCATGGGGACCTGAATTTCCCGTCCCGGATGAACGGATAGTCGGGGGCGAACTTGTAGTTGTCGAACAACTCGACCGGACCGTCAAGTTCGGCCTTGTAGAGCCCGCGAGCATGAGTCGGGTTGTCCCTCCAGTTTAGCCTTAGCCAATAAGATCACCAACACGCATTCTTACAATAGGTCCGGCACTATAAAAACCTTTTTCATCATAAAATGGATAAACCATAGATTGTAATTTTTCCATTTTTTTATACATCACACTCAAATCTT